GGATGAGCTTCGCAGCAAGGTCCTCGGCTCCGCGTTCGATCACCACACGCCTGGCCGCACGGTCATCGCCGCGCTCGACGTCGAGGCGGCGAAGCAGCTCGTCAATCGGCTTGGCGAGGCGATCGCCGTCGCCGAGTCCCTCGCCTAGACCGCGGGCGCCGCCCCGCACAAGGAGATACCTGACATGTCGCATTCCAACGGGCTGGCGACGATCGAGCCCAGTTCCATTCGCACGATTCAGCCGACGCAGGCCACCGCCGCGATCATCGAACAAGTCGTGATTAAGGGCGATCTCAGCCAACTGACGCCCGCAGAGCGGGTCAGCTACTACAACGAGACGTGCCGGTCGATTGGGGTGAACCCGCTGACCAGACCGTTTCAGTACATCGAACTCGACAAGAAGCTCGTGCTCTATGCCACGCGCGACTGTGCCGACCAGTTGCGCGCGATCCACGGCGTGAGCGTCGAGATCGTCTCACGGGAGACGATCGACGGGCTGCACATGGTGACAGCGAAGGCGACGCTGCCCAACGGACGCGTCGACACCGCGACCGGCATCGTTCCACTGGGGAAGGCGGGCGGTCAGTGGAAGAAGAACGAAAACGGGAAGTCCTTCTTCGAGAAGGATGGCACGTTCATCGAGCTTGGTCCGGAAGAGCGCGCCAACGCGTTGATGAAAGCCGAAACCAAGGCCAAGCGTCGCGTCGCCCTTTCGATCTGCGGGCTCGGATGGCTCGACGAAACCGAGATCGACACGATCTCGTCCGCACGGCGTGTCGCGGTCAGCGTCGAGACCGGCGAAATCCTCGATGCCCCAGCATCGACACTTCCCAACCCGAACAAGCTCGCCCGGCTACATGCGGTCGGCGCCGAACGCGGCCTCGATCACGACGCGTTGCATCGCTTGACGCGGTTCAAGCTGCCGCAGATCGCCAGCATGGCCCAGCTCACGGAAGCGATGGCCAACGACCTGGCGCTCGAGCTCGAGACGGCGAGCGATGCCGACGTGCGCTTCTGGGCGATCGATTGGGACCAGGAGATCGCCGACGCCGAGCAGCGCGGCATGAACGGGCTCAACGACATCGCGGCCGCGATGCGGTCAAACCAGATCACGAGCCGGTCGCATCCCTGGATCGCGGCGGCGTGGCAGGCGGCGAAGTGGCGCGTGGAGAGCGCGCCGCCCACCGGCATCCTCGACGCCGATGTCACGACGCTGTCCGGCATGCCGCCGTCCGGGGACGCCGGCGACGACCGCTACACCGCGTGATGGGCATGTTCACTATCTGGAAGTTCCCGCTTCCGGTTGACACGGATGACTTCACGGTCGACATGCCAGCGTCGATCGATCTGTCGCTGCAGGTGCAAGGACGCGTGCCGTGCCTATGGGCGGCCGTGATGAGCCATCCGGAGGGGAGGAAGCCGAGCCCAGTTCGTTTCGTCTGGGTTGCAACTGGACACCCGATTCCCGACGCCGTGAAGAACATCCCGCAATCGTTTGTTGGCACGGTGCAGTTGCCGAACGGACTTGTCCTTCATCTCTTCCGGGTGTGGCCATGAGCGACGGCTGGGCGGTCAACCCGTTCCGATCGCTCTCGACGGCGGCGCTCCTGCGCGAACGGGAGTGTCGCCAGTGGGACCTGGCGGACATCGACGCGCACCCGGAGGGTTGGCAGTTCGCGCCGGAGTCGCGCGTTTTCCTCGTCTGGACGCTCCGACAGATCAATGACGAGCTGACGCGCCGCAAGCGCCTGGCCGGGAAACCGAACGCGCCGGCGTGGCCGAACGAGTCGCCCGATCGGGAACTCGAGCGCGCCCGTGAGCGGACCGAGATCAAGCAACGGATCCGCGTCTCGGACCTGATCCACCGGACCACGCACAAGTACGGTGAGTTCGAACGCCGGCGGGGCAACGACGTCTGGTGCTGCTGCCCGCTGCCGGGGCACGACGAGGACACGCCGAGCTTTCACTTCGACGACCAGCAGGGGCTCTGGCACTGCTTCGGGTGCAAACGCGGCGGGGATCTCTTCGAGCTCGCCCGGCACCTGTGGGACGAACCGGAGTTCTGGCGCGTCGCCGAGCGGTTGCGCGATCTGGCCGGCATCGAACGGCCTGCACGCGTGCAACAACCAACACAGCCCAACATGGTGCGGCCCAACGGGCAACCCGCGATCGTGCGGATTGCGTCGCCACGGTCACGTTCCTACGCACGGAGATAAGCGGTGTCCATGGCGACCATCACGCCGCTGCGACCGGCGCTCCAGATCGGCATCCGCGCCGACCAAGTGCAAACCCAGCGGATCGCCTGGCGATCGCGGGGCCGCATCGCGCGGGGCAAGATGACGATTCTTGACGGCGATCCCGGGCTGGGCAAGTCGACGCTCCTGATGGACTGGGCGGCGAAGGTGAGTCGCGGGGAGCCGTTACCGGATGGAGATCCGCAACCAGAGCGGGGCGTGCTCCTGATCTGCGCGGAGGACGACCCGGCCGATACGATCGTGCCCCGGCTGATCGCCGCCAAAGCGGAGCTCTCGCAGATCACGATCCTGTCCGAGTTGCCGGTCACGGACGAGCAAGGGAACATCCCGGACCCGGACGCGCGGCGCTTGGTCATGTTGCCGCTCGACGTGCCATTGATCGAAACGGCGATCCGCGAGCTCGATGTCGGGCTTGTGGTGATTGACCCGCTCTTTGCTTTCATTGATCCGGAGCTCAAAGCCAACAGCGATCAGGACATCCGGGCGGCGTTGACCCCGCTTGCGGCCGCCCTCCAGCGCACGCATGCGAGCGCGATCCTGGTCCGGCACCTGAACAAAAGCGCGAACGCATCGGCGCTCTACCGCGGCGGTGGATCGATCGGCGTGATCGGCGTCGCGCGGTTTGGGCTCCTCGTGGCACGCGACCGTGACGACCGCGAGTCGCGCGTGCTGGCGCCGGTGAAGGGCAACCTTGGCAAAGAGCCACCGTCGCTTGGGTTCCGGTTGGAGTCGTCCGAAGAGAACGACGACGTCGCGCGGGTTATTTGGACCGGAATTAAGCACGACTCGGCGGACGATCTCGTCGGGGATGCGCTCGCGTCGAACGAGCAAAAGGAGATCGCGACCGCGGCCGAAGAGTTTCTGACGCAGTACCTCTCCCATCAAAAGGTGGCGTCTCGCGATTCGATCGTCGCAGACGCCAAGCGCGCGGGCATCTCCGTGCGCGCGATCGACAGCGCGAAACGCCGACTTGGGATCAAGCACACGCGTCTCGGCGAACACCTCGGACTCGCGAACGCGATTTGGGTCTGGCACCTGCCGGATCAGGACCCGGAAGCGGCAATGACGGTCTCGCCGCACAAACCATGATGACAAAGTTGCGTGAGATGCGCGAGTTGACAGAAAAGCGCAGAAGTCTGCGGAGTTACGGAGTGATGCGAGTGACGTAGTTGCACGAGTTGCCTGGTGCATGTCGCGCAACTCGCGCAACTCGTGCAGACGACGGAATCACCAAATCGCGCGGAGTTCTGCGGTTTTCTGGCAACTCGTGCAACTAGCGCAACTCCCGCACATCGCAATGCAGTGAGGTGATGATGATCGCGTTACGACCCTATCAAGAGGCGGCAGTGGCCGCGGTCAGGGACGCGGAGGATCGTGGGGTCCGGCGGCAAATGGTGGTCATGCCCACCGGCGCCGGAAAGACGGTGGTGTTTGGCCGGTTGATCGCCGACCGCGGCGGAAACGCGCTCGTCCTCGCGCACCGAGAAGAACTCCTCGACCAGGCGGCGCAGAAGATCCGGATGGTCATGCCAGGCGCGGCGGTGGGGATCGTGCAGGCCGGGCGCAACGACTGGTGGGCGCCGGTTGTCGTCGCGTCGGTCCCCACGGTCCGCACGGGAAAGCGACTGCAACAGATCGCGTCGCGGCCCTACAGCATCGTCGTCACGGACGAAGCGCACCACAGTGCCGCGAAGTCGTACCGCAACGTGTATGAGGCGCTTGGCGTTGGTGAGGACGGCGGGCCGCTCCTGGTCGGGGTCACGGCGACACCGGACCGGGGCGACGGCAAGGGGCTCGACGATCTCTTCGACGAGATCGTGTATCAGGTCGGGATCGAGGAGCTCGTCACCGATGGCTACCTCTGCGACATCCGCGCCAAGCGCGTCATGCTCGCGATCGACCTCGACACGGTTAAGCGGACCGGCGGCGACTTCTCGGAGTCAGCGTTGCAGGACGCGATGGTCGCGGCGGATCAGCCGTGGCACACCGCGCGGGCCGTGATCGATCACGCGGCGGATCGCAAGAGCATCGTCTTCGTTGCCGGCGTTGAGCTCGCGCACGAGACCGCCGCGGAGATCAGCTCGCTCGGACTCCCCACCGAAGTCGTCCACGGCGAGATGTTGCCACTCGACCGGCGTGCGGTGTTGGCGCGCCTCAAGAGCGGCATGACGCGCTGTGTCGTCAACTGCATGGTGCTCACGGAGGGGTTCGACGAGCCCACGGTCGATTGCGTGGTGATCGCCCGTCCCACGGCCTCACGGTCGCTCTACCAGCAGATGGCCGGCCGCGGGCTGCGCACCAGTCCCGGCAAAGCGGACTGCCTGATCATCGACGTGGTTGGGGTGACAAAGCGCCACGACCTGCAAACGGTTGCGACGCTGGCCGGCCGGCCGATCGGCGACGGTTCGTCGCTCCTCGGCGCAATCAGGGCTGGTGCGCCGGAGGATGAGGCCGAGCAGGAAACGTTCCTCGAGGGGCAACTGGTCACCGAGGATGTCGACGTGTTCCGCCGCTCCCGGCTGCGCTGGCGCGACATCAAGCGGAACGGGGCGGTCGCCGCCTGGTCGATCCAACCGGACACCGAGTCCCGCATCTTCGTGGTGCCCGGGAATGGCGATTCCTACAGCGTCGTGCGCCATTACCGCGACGGCGACCGACTTGAGGTCGTCGCGAAAGACCTCGATCAGGGGTACGCGCAGGGGGTCGCGGAGGATATCGCCCGGAAGGGCGGCGCACGTGCGCTGATCGAACGGGACGCCAGCTGGCGATCGTCGACGCAGATCAGCGAGAAGCAGGCCGCGCTCGCCCTGCGGTTCGGCATCTTGCAGCCCAGCGAACAAGTGCCGTGGTCCCCGGGGGTGTTCCTCCGGGATGGACGGGAGATCACCCGGGGGGAGGTCTCCGACCAACTCGACGACCTCTTCGCTTCGTGGCAGTACCAGAAGGTCGCGCGCGTGATCGGAGCGAAGCCATGAGCGCATCACGATTCGAGTACGGCTCGCCGACCGGCAAGCGCATCGGCACGATCAACGCGGACCTGAGCGTCGAAACCGGCGACGGCGTGGTCATCGGATGGGTGCGGCAGAACCCGGACACCGGCCGCTGGCACGTCAAGGCGGAGCCTTCCGCGTGGCCGATGCAGCCGGCGACGAAACGGACCTTCTCGTCACGGTCGACGGCGGCGCGGTGGCTCGCGACAACGCACGCGACGATCCAGGGGTGGAAGGCGGCATGACTCAGCCAAAACACCAGCGCACGGTGGTTGTCCACATCCAAGACCGGGCGACGGGGTTGCAGCTCTTCGGCTCCATCCGCTGCGAGCGGGCACGCGGGCGGATCACGCTCAACCCCACACCAGCGATCGTGTTCCCGACGGAGCCTGGCGTCGTGTTCGCTCCGGAGGCGGTTGCGGAGGCTCTGGCACGGTTGAGCGCCCGGCAAACTCGGCTTGGTGTGCTGTTGTGGCAGCGGTGGTTTGGAGTCAAGACGTGACCCCGCTCACTCGCTACCGACGCGCGATGCGAGAGGACGCGATGCAGCTCGCCATCACTGACCTGGTGGCGATGCGCAACGGTCGCCTCTTCCACGTGCGGCGGTCCGACGTCGCGCCGGAGCTGGTGGACCTGCCCGACCTCCTGATCCTGGACCCGGCGGGCAACCGCGCCGTGCTCGCCGAACTCAAGAGCCAGCGGCGATCGATCACCGCCGGGCAGGCCGCGGTGCTGGCGCTGGCGGCGCAGTGCCAAACGTTCCACAGCTTCACGGTGCGGCCGGAGCCGCGCGACGAAACGGAGACCTCGTACGATGCCTTTCTGGCATGGATGGGAGAAGCGGCGTGAGCGATCTGATCACCGCATACCCGCTGTGCTGGCCAGCCGGTTGGCCGCGTTGCCAAGAGCCGCAGTGGAGCAAGTTCAAGACGGGGATCGTCGATGCCCGCGACGGCGTCCGGCGGGAGATCGGATTGCTCGGCGGGCGCGACCTGATCATCTCGTCGAACGCGGTCCTGCTCAAGAACGGCGAGATCGCCGCCCGGCAGCCGCGCATCGACGACACCGGCGTCGCCGTCTACTTCACGCTCAACGGCGAGCAGAAGTGCATCCCCTCCGACAAGTGGCGGCTGATCGAAGACAACCTGCACGCCGTGGCACTGATGGTCGGGGCGTTGCGGGGCCTCGAGCGATGGGGCGTGCGGGAGATCATCTCGGCCGCGTTTCAGGGCTTCCAGGCACTGCCCGCCAGCACCGACGGCGCGAGCTGGTGGCGGACGCTGGAGATCGCACCGAACGCGTCCGAAGTGGAGATCGAGAAGGCGTACCGCGATCTCGTCAAGCGGCACCACCCGGACGCCGGCGGCGACGCGGAGACGTTCCGCCGCATCACCGAGGCGTACCAGCAGGCACGAGGGAGGAAGACGGCGTGAAGGCGATCACCCTACGCAGCGCGCACGTTCTTCGTCACGCCAATCGGTCGAATGCCACGAGCCATGTCGATCAGGTCTTGCTGAGCGACATACCGCTGAATCGACGAGTACCCCGGCACGGCGGACCGGCAAGCTCTTTGCGTCGGATTGATGCCATCTGCGAGCAACTTCCGGACACCCTCCACGACGCTTGGCAACGTGACATCAATGGTGCGCTGGTGCTTCGCGGCTGCGCCGATCAACTGCGCAGACCGACAGGACTCAGCGGGATCGGCTTGGTAGCTCAACGGCAACGCCAGAAGGGTAGCTCTCTTGCGGGCCAGGTTCGAACCAACCAGCCAGGCGAACCGGAGAAAGTTCTCGCGGTCATGCCGGACCGCGAGTTCGAATGTTGGTTTTGTTCCAAGGTGGCCAACGCTGTGACGCATTTGCCGGAGACGCGTTGTGATGCCAAGTCGATTCAAATAGGCATCCGCTCTGGTAAGCGTTTCCATATTGGTCGAGTAGAACGCTACCGACCGATTGAACGACTCCGCTCCATATCCGCTTTTCTGGGTCAGGGTCGCATTGCCCTCGCTGTCAAAAAGCCCACGAAGCCACGCGGCAACCTCTTCGTCCGTCTCCGGCTGATACGACTTGATCTGAGAAAACCGGCCACTGTCGTTTCGGTTCCGAACCTCCCAATACCCGTCTCGGGTTTTGTGCGGTCGTGTAACCGAGCCCGTCCCGATTTCCAATGCGACCGCGAACGCGCACGCAAAATCTTCGTCGCTGACGCGGAGGCCAATCGATCCAGATGGCCCATCTGTGCACCAGCCATCTCCCAAGAGAACTCCCGCAAGATACGCAACAGCAGTCAATCCCCGCTCCTTCACTCATCGTCATTGCGTTCATTCTACCACGAAAGGACGAATCAATGCGTTGCATAACCATTAGGGAGCCTTACGCAACACTCGTCGCCATCGAAGCAAAGAAGATCGAGACCCGCAGCTGGAAGGCGCCGGACTGGCTGATCGGGCAGCGCATCGCCATCCATGCCGCCAAGGGGCTGACCGAAAACGAGTGGAGCATCGCCAAGTGCAGTCCGGGCTTTCCCGAGGCGCTGAAGGATTCGCCGTGGTTCTGGGACAGCGCGCTGCCGAAGTTCGCGTTCCCTGAGACGCGCGGCAAGGTGATCGCGACGGCGGTGCTGGCGGATTGCCTGGTGTTCACCCCGTTCAACGTGTCAAAGATTGTCGCGGAATTTGGCGCCGGCGTGCCGGAACTCCGGTTCGGCGACTTCACGCCGGGCCGGTACGGCTGGCTGTTGCGCGACGTGCAGCGGCTGCCGGAGCCGATCCCGGCGCGCGGCGAGCTGGGCATCTGGACGTGGGACGCGCCGGAAGGGTTGGTGGCGGCGTGAGTACCAGAGACGTACCGGCGTTCAAACCGGGTGATCTGCTTTGGATCGCGTACGAGGTCCAACAGGAGCGAACGCACGAGTCAACGCTTGAGATCGAGGATAGAGGCACCTACCACCCGGTAAAGCCGCTGCTGGATAAGAACGGGCTGCACATCATTGAGTTCCTGCCGACAAAGCGGAAGACCGCGAAACCATGACCGCGCACAGTGACGTAGGCGCGCCTACGTCATTGTGCTCTGTGACAAGCTGCGGTTGCCGACCGCGATGCTGAACTACCACTGCCGTCGCCGCTGGCTGGTGCCGTTCGCCGAGCTCGACATCCGCCAGTGCAGTGACCTGATCGCGCAGCTCGAATCGTGGGAGGCCGTCCCCGCCGATCTCCAGATGGCCAACCGTCAGCTCAGCATGTTTGGGGGTGCGATGTGACAAGGTCCGATCACTTCATCAGGCACGCCCGCTGGATGGTCGAGAGCGGCCAGTTCCGGGGCACGGTCGAGGAGTACCTGTCGTTCCTCCGCTATGGCAGCGCGGAGGAGAAGGCTGAGACGCTCGCCAAGTGGCGGGAGATCGAGGCAGCCGAAAGGAGCACCGATGAGTGAGACCAGCAGAGACCTCGAAGCCGTCGTTTTTCGTGCGATCGCCCTCAACACGCCGGGCAAGCAACCCGCCGCCGTCCTGGCCGCGATCCGCGAGACGCACGTCGTGATCGACCGGGAGCGGTGGGAACGCGTGCGCTCTTGCCGGGCGCTGAAGCACCTCACGCCGGAAGCGCTCGTCACGATGCAGGGGCTGCATCCCGGCGATCTGGATCCGGAGTAGGGGGGCAGGATGCAACAGAATGCCGCGAAACCTGACACGTCGGAGCACTGACGCTTGGCCCGGCCGTGGTCCTGCCTCGCCTGCCGGTCGGTCCTCGGCACCATCGGCCGCGACCGCGACCAGATCGACGTGCTGAACCTCACCGACGCCCCAACCCGGGTCGAGTGGCGGTCTGACTGCGTCATTGTCACCTGTCACTGTGGAGCGGTGCGGACCTGGCGGAACGGACGTGTGATCAAAGAGTCCAAGCCGCATGTTATGCTCTCACCCAATTAGTTGGACGGTTAGGCCGTCGTGTGTCCGGGTCACCCTGGACCGCGACGGCTTTCGACATTTAAGGCGGGTGAGATTGGCAGTCGAAATTCCTCTGCACTCACGGAAGTACCCGGGCCGGGTTGCGATCGTTGACGACGAAGACGCGGCGATGGTGTCTGCCCTTCGGTGGAATCTGATTTTCCACCAGGGCGAGCGCATCTATGCGATTTCCAACAGCGCAACAGGGAGCGTGCTTATGCACCGGCTCTTGATGCAATGCCAAGACGGATTGGAGGTTGATCACCGGAACGGCGACGGCCTAGACAACCGGAGAGAGAACCTTCGCGTTTGTACGCACGCAGAGAACATGCAGAACCGCGCTCAGCATCGCAACAACACGAGCGGTGTAACCGGCGTCTATTGGCATCGGCACCGCAACAAGTGGGCTGTGCAGCTGCGAGTGAATGGCAAGAAAGTCTCGCTAGGCCATTTTTCCGAGATGGAAGAGGCCAAGCGAGTTCGGGACGACGCTGCGCGCCGGTATCACGGCGAGTTCGCGAGGCTCAACACGGCCTAAGGGTTTGGGTTTCGGATGGCAAACACTCCAAAGCGGACACCTGAAAAAGACCAGGTGATCTTGGATGCCCTCCGGGAGTGGCCCACCTTCAGCCATGCCGCGCGCAAGGCGCGGATCGCCCGATCGACTCTCAAGGCGTGGCGGAACGAAGACCCCGCGTTCAATGCCGCGTGCCTCGCCGCCCAAGACGAAGGATTCGATGCCGTCGAAGACAAGCTGATCGATCGCACGAAGAGCGGCGACACGACGGCGATGATCTTCCTGCTCAAGGGGCGGAGACGCCATCAATACGGCGACCGTGTTGACGTCAACCTTCAGATCCGCAAGAAGGCCGAGCAGCTCGCCGACGAGCTGGGCATCCCGGCGGATGACCTGATCCAGGAAGCTGAAGCGATCGCCGCGGGGGCATGGGACGCATGGTCGCCGCAGCCGTAAGGATCACCGAGGCCGACCTCGCCCTTGCCGCCGTCCGCATCCGCCGGCGTCAGCAGGCGACCACGCCGCCGCCCGACGATTGGGCCGGCTGGATCGCCGCCGTCTTCCCCGGCTACCTCTGGCCTCCGTATGCCTCGTATCACGTCGCATTCTGGCAGTGGGTCTGGTCGATCGAGGCCGGCACGCCCGCTCGCCCGTTCGTCGCCATCTGGCCGCGCGGCTTCGCGAAGAGCACCAGCACCGAGGTCGCGGCCGCGATGCTCGCCGCCCGGGGCAAACGCCGGTACGCCCTCTATGTCTGCGCCACCCAGGACCAGGCCGACACCCACGTCAAGAACGTCGCCGGCATGCTCGAGTCGCCGGCGTTTGCCCGTCACTTCCCAGCCACCAGCAAGCGCAAGCTCGGCAAGTACGGGAACAGCGACGGCTGGCGCCGCAACCGTCTACGCACCTCGGACGGCTTCACGCTGGATGCGATCGGCCTCGACACCGCCGCCCGCGGCGCCAAGGTGGACGAAGACCGCCCGGACCTGATCATCGTCGACGACGTCGACGAACTGCTCGACTCACCGGGCACCGTCACAAAGAAGATCGCCACCCTGACCAAGAGCCTGCTGCCCGCCCGCGCCGCGCACGCCGCGGTGCTCGTTGCCCAGAACCTCATCCACGAAGACGGCATCGTCGCCCGCTTGGCGGACGGCCGCGCCGACTTCCTCGCCGATCGGATCGTCTCCGGACCGCACCCGGCGATCGAAGGCCTCGTGATCGAGCAGCGAGCGGTCGACGGCAAGGAGAAGGCGGTCATCACCGCCGGCGAAAGCACCTGGCCCGCGAAGTCGCTCACCGACCTGCAGACGGACCTCGACGACATGGGGCAGACGGCGTTCCTTGCCGAGAAGCAGCACGACGTCGCGGTGATGAAGGGCGGCATCTTCGGACATGTGGTCTTCCGGCACTGCCGCTGGGACGAGGTGCCCGTGCTCGAGGACGTACAGGTCTGGGTGGATCCCGCCGTCACCGACACCGACCAGAGCGACGCCCATGGCATCCAGGCCGACGGCCTCGGTGTGGACGGCCTGCTCTACCGGCTCTTCTCCTGGGAGCACCGCACTTCGCCGGCGGATGTGCTGCGGCGCGCGATCCTCAAGGCCCGCGAGCTCAAGGCGTCCTGTGTGGGCGTCGAGACCGATCAGGGCGGCGACACGTGGGAGAGCACGTACGAGCTGGCCTGGCGCAAGCTCGTCGAGGAAGGGCTGATCCCCGAAGACGAACCGATGCTCGAGTTTCAGCAGGCGAAGGCGGGCTCGGTGGGACCGAAAGCGCACCGGGCCAACCAGATGCTCTCGGCCTACGAACGTGGCGAGATCATCCACGTGATTGGCACCCACGATCCGCTCGAGAAGGGGCTCCGACGGTACCTGCTGCGCAAACCCTTCGACCTGGTCGACGCGGCCTTCTGGAGTTGGCACGCACTGACGCATCCCCGGCCGGAGGTGGCGCTGCACTGATGGGCATTTTCGACGGCATCCGCTCCATTGTCCGCTACGAGCCGGTGGTTCCCGCTCCGTTGGCGCACGCGTCCGCGCCAACCACGCTCGACGCGGTCGGTCCGGTCGAGGCGTTCGCCCTCGCCGCCCAGGCCATGCCGCCAATCGGCCAGACCAAACCAACGCGCCCCAAGTGGGATCCGGAGCGCGCCGCCAACATCGGGTACAACCGCCTGGCGCTTGTCTATCGCTGCGCCAACATCATCGCCCACGCGCTGGGCACCGCGAAGGTCCGTGTCGTCGACGAAGCCAAGGACGGCGAGCACGTCGACGGTCACCCGATGCGCGTCCTGATGAAGCGGCCCAACCCGCTCATGGACGAAGCCGCGTTCTGGTCGGCGATCGGCATCCGGACGGCGATGGCCGGCTTCTGCGTCGTCGAGAAGGAACGCGACCGGCTCGGCAACGTGATCGGTCTCTGGCCGCTCCAGTCCGCCTGGCTCAAGGCGAAGAAGCGACGGGACGGCCGGCACGATTGGGAGTACCGCGTCCCACGCATCCCGACGCCTTTCGAGTTACCGGCGGAAGAGGTGCTCGTCTTCACCTGGGCCGACACCCCGGACGGATCGGCCTACGGCATGGGACCGCTCGAGGCGTGGTCGCGTGAGATCGCGATCTCCAACGAGATGCGCGACTTCCTCAAGCGCATGATGGAAACCGGCGCCGTGCCGATGTACGGCCTGGTGCCCGACCCCGAGGCGAAGAAACTCACGCAGACCGAGATCGAGGCGCTGCTCGACGCGTTCGTCGCTCGCCGCGGCGGACTCGCGAATGCGACCCGGCCGGCGTACATGCAGGCGATCAAGGAGATCGTCCGGCTCGGCTTCGACATGAACGAGCTGGCCTACGTCGATTTGCACGATCTCTCCGAGCTCGCGATCGTCCAGGCGTTCGGCATCCCCGCGAGCGTCGCGCAGATCCGCGTCGGCCTCCAGCACAGCGACAGCCGCGCGAACGCCGAGGTCGACGAGGCGAAGCTCTACCGGCAGACGATCATCCCGCTCTGGACCCGCTTCGACGGCGTCCTGTCGCTCGACCTGCTTGCCGAGTTCCCCGGCAGCGAACGGCTTGCGCTCGAGTTCGACACGAGCGACATCGAAGCGCTGCAGGACGATCGGAACGCGAAAGCACCCTGGGTGATCCAGGCGTTTGGCGCCGGCATTCTCAGCCAGCACATGGCGCTGCGGGAGCTCGGCATTCCCGTGCCGAAGACGGACGATTTCTACAGCCGGAGCTTCACCGTCGAGATTGTGCCGGTCGATCAGCCGATCCCGGAGCCGGAACCCGCGGCGACTCCGCCGCCCGCTCAGGAACCGCCACCGCAGCTGAAGGCGCTCTCGGCAACCACACGCGGCCGCGGCTACGCGGGCCGGTATGCGAAGGCGGTCAACTCGCGAAAGCTGATCCGAAAAGTGGCGAATACGCGAGAGCCGAGTATCCGCGCGTTCTTCCGGGCGCAAGGGCAGCGGCTCGTGCCGAAGCTCCGGCAGGGGCTCTCCACGACCGGGCCGTCGGATCGCTACGACGCGGCGATCGATTGGGCGGCCGAGGAGGCCGAGCTCGACCGCATTCTCACGAAGCTGTACCAGCTCGCCGGGGACACCGCGTACGGCGCGATCAACGAGCAGCTCGGCGTCGACCTCGACTTCGATCTCGCCAACCCGAACCTTGACCAGGCGCGGGAACTCCTCGCCCAGCGCGTCACCGAGGTGACCGACGAGACGCGTTCGGTCATCCAGGACGTGATCACCCGGGCCGGACAGGAGGGCAAGACGACAGACGAGATCGCCGCGGAACTCGAGCAGACCTTCAACGGCTGGACGGGCAGCCGCGCGCAGACAATCGCCCGGACCGAGAGCATGGCGAGCTTCGGCTACGCCTCGGCCGCCGGGTATCGCGAGAGCGGCGTCGTCGATCGGATCCAGTGCTTCGACAACCCGGACCACAACGACGACTACGGCGCCGAGGACGGACTGAGCTGCGCCGATCGTAATGGACTTATTGCTCCGTTGGAGGATGCAGAACTCCATGTCAGGTCCGAGCATCCCAACGGTTCGCTAAGCATAGCACCGGTACTGACCGGGGAGGAGTAGATCATGGCGGTCACGATCATCAGCGCCAGAGAAGCCGTCGCCGTTGTTGCCGCGACGCACCAGTCGGGCAGCGCCCCAACCACCGAGACAGACGGATTCAAGAGCCCGGCGAGCGGCGGCCGCGTCCGCACCTTCTTCGACTACGACGGCAGCGTCACCGCCGTGAACGTGCGGCTCTACACCCGTGAGCCGGGCGGGGCCGCCTGGTATCGGGGCATCAGGCCGACAGAATCGG